TGACCACAATCTCCATTGTCTGGATCATCGAACGCCTGTTGGTCAAACCGACCGAAGGCGACAAAACCGATGTTGTGATTACCGCCGACTGGCGTTGCAACGGCACGCAGGATCAGTACAGCGGCACCTGCTACGGCAGCGCGTCGTTCGCTGCGCCGAGCGGGTCGTTCACGCCGTATCCTGATCTGACCGAGCAGCAGGTGCTTGAGTGGTGCTGGTCGAATGGCGTGGACAAGACCGCCATCGAAGCCAACGTCTTCGCGCAGATCGCTGACCAGATCAACCCTCCGGTCATCGCTCCTCCGCTGCCGTGGGCGGAGCAGCCTTCATCGCCGCCGGTTCCCCCGGTTGAAATCGTCCCGCCGCTCGTTGAGCAGAAGGTGCCGGTTTTGGTTGCGGAGGTTGCTCCGGTCGTTGAAGCTGTGGTCGCCTAATATGGAAATCACAGTCAAGCTCACTCAAGAACAAGCCAACGGACTCCTGCAACTTATTGATATCGCTGTCAAAGCCGGTGGCATTCAGAACGCCAAAGTTGCTTTGCCGCTTGTCGATCTAATTGTCAACGCCGCTCAACCTAAATCCGAGTAATGCAAACCGATACCAACAGTAGCAATGGAGTTGGAGTTTCTCTAGCAACCGCTGCCGCTGCTGGTGCGGTTTCATTCATCCCGCAACTGACACAGTGGTTCCAACTCGGGGCCGCTGTGCTGGCTTTTATCGCTGCGGCAATTGGACTCTGGAAAGCTCTAAAGAAATGAACTGGAAAACTACTCTCGCTGGCGTTGGCGCAATCATGGTTGCCGTTGGTGGAGCTATCAAAGCTCTCTTTGACGGAGATCCTACGACCAACATTGATCTTGCTGCCACCATTGCTGCGGTAACTGTTGGCTTTGGTTTGATCGCTGCCAAAGACGCAGACAAGAAGCCGCAGTGAATATTGTCGAGCAGATAGTCACCGCTCTCTTGAAGTGGCTGACTGGTCTGGCGAAAACCCCGCCCACCGTTGAAGATGCAAAACCAGACAAAGAGCTTAAAGAAAAGCTGCTGGATCGCATTGACCGCATTGGTTAGCAGTTGTGGCTGTGGGACTCGCGTTGTCATGGTCCCCAGCGGTGAGCCGGTGAGGCTCGCTGAGAGCGTCAAAGCGCGAGTGTGGGTCAAAGGTGCGGACGGTGTTTCTGTGCGCTCCAAGAACCGTATAACGCTCGCAGAAGGTTGGTACGCATTGCCGAAGGAATAATATGTCTCAACAAGTCATTAACGTCGGATCAACCGCAAACGACAACAACGGAGATACGCTCCGTGGGTCGTGGATCAAAGCCAACTCCAACTTTGATGAGATTTACGCTGCTCTACCGCTGACTGCTCCGTCAACTTGGGTTCCTACGCTGACGGACTCCGGTGGTGGTCGCACGTTCGCTTTTACGGTCAACGCTGCTCGACATACGTCCATTGGCTTTGTCTCTACATTCACCGTTGACCTAACCATCAACTCGGTGACTGGAAGCGCGACTGGAAACCTTCGCTTAGGCCTTCCTGATGCGGTGAGTTACAACGCTTCGCTTTCGGTCTGGCTGGATAACGCTACCACTCAAGCTAAGACCTCTGTGATTGGTCTTGCCGTTGGTGGGACTCAGTACGCTGAGTTAAGCCACTACGAAAACGGAGATACCTCCAGCATGGCTTCACAACTCCAAGCCACTTCACGATTGGTTGTCTCCGGTGTTTACTTCACAGCGTGAATCTAATCGCCACCAGTCTCCAGTTGGGGATGAGCGTTCTTCAGAGCGCGATGGGGAACCCGTCGTTCTTGTGGCAGGGAGTGCTGGTGCGTTGTCTTCCGGCTGCGATCACTGACGCTAACTCAGTAATCTCTGGTGGGTTCCAAGATAATGTCCAAGTCCGGCTGTTGGTGAAGCTGGCAGATTGGAGGTTGGCTGACTCGACGCTTGTAACCGTTGACGCTTCTGTGTGGTCTTGTGATGTCGGCTCAAACGCTGACCGGCTCTTGCAGGAGAACGGTAGCTTGATTCTTCAAGAGAACACAGACCGATTGCTGCTGACGTTTGGGAAGATGATTCCGGTGGTGGGTCGTCTTGTGACCTACGACGGACGGCAACTGCGGATTATGTCCGCTCGACGCGATGGGTCCGGTGCGTATTACGTTCTGGACTTGGGAGCCAAAACCAAATGACTCCAACCGTCGTAGTTGATACAACTCGCTTCTCCGCTGCTTGGAGAGAGTACCTCCCGAGAACCAAACGGTCGTTGGCTGAAGCGATCAACGCTCGCACGTTCTTCTTGCTTCTGCGGTTGTATTGCTTGCTCCCACCGAAGTCACCGCAAGCTGCGAGAAACAAGATTCTCGACTATTTCAACCGTCCGGTTGGAGAGCGTAGGCGTGACAAGAAGACCGGAAAGCTGGTTGGTCGCTCGCGTGAATTGCGAGTGGTCCACTTGATCGCTCAAGCCAAGAACAAGAAAGCCGGTAAGGAAGGTCTCTACGGTGAGAAGATGCGGGAGGCCGCAGCAAGTCTCCGTCGTCGCGCTGCTGGCAGTGTCGGCTATCTCAAGTCTTGCGTTGTTAAAGGCATCAAGAAGCTCTCTCCGTCGTTTACGCAGTTTGGCGGCACTCGACGCGCTCGCAAAGGTTCCGCTGGTGTTCGTTCAATTGCAGCCAATCAAGCTTTGCTGAATCTGGCCAACCAATACGGTCTGCCAACCGAGAACGTGTCTGTTCACCGTGGGACTTCCGCTTACGCCTACAATGCGAAGGCTGGCATATCTCCGCACTCGCACGTTCGTATGAACATCGGTCTTGCTGACAACCAGATCGGAAAGGTTAATTCAATCTACGCAAAAGCCATGCAGCAAGCCTACGACGACGAAGCGAAGGAGCTTGAGATCCACATTCGAGCCAAGATGGAAGAGGCCGCAGAAGTGTTGGAGAAACATGGAGTAACCGTATCATGAACGCTGTCGCTCTACGCACTGAACGCGCTCTGGTTGACTGGTTGGCCGCTCAAGACTGGTCAGCGTCTCCGCTTGGGACTCCTGCTTGCCTCACCAGCTACGGACACGGAGCGTTCGCGGATGCCGATCTTGAAGACCGGATGCCGGACTTCCCGCGCATCGTAGTCCGCGCATCGACTGCGGTTCCGGTTCATCCGTTGGACCGCACTTGCGAGCTTGATGTCTCTGCGGTTCTCCAGTTGAGCGCGGATGATACCTCAGAGCCTCACTTGCTTGCTGTCGTCCAAGTCTTCGAGAATCTCCTGCAATACCTCTACGTTGACGGTAACATCTCGGAGTTGAACGCAGACGACACGGACCCGTCTGGAGGTTTCAACGCTCAGTTCGCGGTTCCCACTGACTTCGGAATCAATGACACTAGCGAAAGAGCTAGAACTTTTACGCGCTCCATGACAATTTTCGCAGCAGCAAACGCAATTTAACAACCCAACAACATGGCAACATCAAAAGGACTCGCTCTAGTCTATGGAGCGAAAGGAACGATAACGCTAAAGACTCCTGCTGGAGCCGCTCTGACAAGTGGAGCAATCACTACGATTGAAAGCTATGACGCGACCCATGAGGCTGACGTTGAGCAGATCAAAAACGGATCTGGTGAAGTTGTGGCTCAAGTCTCCGCTAATGAGCGCATTAGCCTCAACGTGACGTTCATTCCGTCTGCAAGCACATTTGCTCAAGCCAAGCTTGCTGCTGGTCTTCCTGCGGTTAATGGCTCTGCCACCATTGCTTCGAGTGATGGTGTTACCATTGGTGGAGTCAGTATTGATGGCGATTACGTTTACTCCGGTGGTGGAAGCGTTAAGTTCACCAGCAGCGGAAAAGTGATGGTTACTGTTACTGTGACCAAGTATCCGTCGCTCGCTGGTAACGCTACGGTTTTTGATCTTACTACCGCGTAATCGTGGCCGATCTTGCAAAGATTCTCGCAGAGACCGGACCTCCAGCACCATCGGTGCTTGGGGTTCGTCTTGTCCCTTACACCGTAGGACACGCGATACTCTTGCAGCGGTTGGGTTCTCCTTACGTCTTAGGTGGGGAGATTACTTCGAGTGATCTAGTGGAGGCTGTGGTTGTTTGCTCACAGTCTCCACTGGAATCCATTCGATCCATCAAGTCAGTCTGGAAGGATCTTGTCTTGTGGTTGTGGGGAAAGCGGATCGCCAAGCTCAATCTGCTGGCGGAATCCGAGAAGTTCCAGTTGTGGCTGAAAGATCAATCAACCGCTCCTGAAGTGTTGATGGAAGCTGGAACTAAATCAAAGCGTCCCGCGATGCCGTGGCCGGAACGGGTTCTGGTTGGTTGTCTCAACATCGGCATTGGACCCGATGACGCAATCAAGATGCCCATTGGTGACGCTGAGAGGCTGATTCTAGCTCACGCAGAGATGATGGGTCAGGTCCAGTTGTGGGACGACCAAAGCGAAGCCATTTGGCAAAATCAACAGGCCAACTAATATGGGTATTCTTTCAATGTTGGTTAAGATCGGTGTTGATGCCAGTGCGTTTGAGATGGGTGTTAAACGCGCTCAGAGCGTTGGTGAGAAGTTTGGATCTAGCTTTAAGTCTGCTGTGGCTGGTAAGCTTGGGGCAGCTTTGTCGGTTGCTGCAATCGGAGCGTTTACAAAGAATGTAATCCAAGCGGCTGATCAGATTTCAGATTTATCAGAACAACTCAATCTGACGACAGATCAAGTTCAGAGGCTACAGATTCTTGCCGGTGAAACTGGCGTGACCTTTGACAAATTCGGCTCAGTTTTATCCAAGTTTGAACAGATAAGATTAAAAGCAACTTCAGGGGATGAAGATGCTATCAAGACTCTAAAAGCGTTGGGATTTACAACTGAGCAGTTGTATGACTCTCAAATCTCAACAATTGATGGAGCAGTCAAAGTTGCTGAAGCTTACAAGAACTCTGGAAGGTCAGCAGAAACAACTGCTGCAATGACTGAATTGTACGGATTGAAGCTAAAAGCCGCTGGTGCTGCTCTTGCTGATTACAATACAACTTCAAATCGCACTCTAATATCAAAAGATGATGTTGATGTTCTCGCTAAAGCTAACACTCTGCTTGATGAGCAGTTGAGAATTATCAAAGCACTCGCTGCTCCCGGTATTGCTGCTGGAGTAACAGCTACTGCTGAAGCTCTTAAGGGGATAACTCAACCAACCGAATCATTTACAGATCGCGCTCAAAGAGCAGTTCGTAGAGCAGAAAGACGGATTGAGCTTCAAAAGTCAGATGAGTTTCTTGCAAGAAAAACGCAAGAAGCTGTTGCTGCTGACAGAACTCAGAAATTTGGAGGGCCTAACCCTCCACCTATTGGCAAGCCAGAATTTGAGACCGTAAAAGGACCGAGATTCTCACTTGGTGGAGGACAAGACCCGCTCGCTCGCATTGGTGGATTTACTGGCTTCCAATCCGCTCAAGACACTGCTATCAAGCAAGCTATCGAGCAGACTTTGCAGCTTCGTCAGATCGTGAAGAACACTGGCAAGACTGCGGAAAACACTCGGGATTGATATGGGAACGATCAAGACCAACAACCAGTTTCTTTCAAATGTAGAATCTGGATACCTTGAGGTATCCCGAGAATACAGCGGAGGAGATGGAACCGGACGGCAGATAACCTACCGTTACCGTGGAAGCAAAGACGCTCTTCGCATAGCTTCCGCAAGTTGGGTAACCGCTGGTGGTAAGTATCAGATCACCGAGAATGGACCGTATTCGGAAGCGACGGTTGTTTACTCTGGCACTCTTTTAGATACCAACAACCCAACGGCTCCAAGAGATCCGACTG